CTCTGGTACTATGCAGTTACGTTTTGCTTCGTCTGCGTCTTTCGCTTGCGTGATTGAAGTGACGACTTCATACCAGCCGTCTGCTGTGATTGAGATTACGGTATAGGTGTTCATCGTCTTGCCTCCCGTGTGAAGTGGTGAATGTACCGTACACTCAACCCTAGCCCATCATGTGCGATAGTCAAGCTGTGGGCGTAAACTTTCGACAAAATAGGTTAAATGCCAGTCTATTGTAGTGGCTGTGCTGGTGGTAGCGTACAAAGTGTAGTGATGTATCATCATCATGCTACTCGTACTTGAATCTATGCCGTATCGTGGGGCACCTATGCCCATCATATGTGCTAGTGCGTTAGCATGTGGTGTGTACTGTGTTAGGAGTCTACTGGTGTGTAGTTCTAACATAGTGTAACACTGTGTTACATAGTGTCCGGGTGCGTTGCGCTCATGGCCTCACTGAGCAGCACCGCGGTGTCTACACGTGTAGTCTTGGCCTGAGCGATACCCTTAAGCCATATGCAAGGCGTTGCGTAGCAAGCACTTAAGACAGTGTCGTATGCTCCCAAAGTGAACCACACCCCCCGGTCTTACTGGTCCGGTTCCGGGTCGGTACCTCCCCTCAACATACGCGACGTAAATACTAATATCATAACAATTTACAAAAAATAGTATGAAATTTCCTTATGCTTAGGTGGGGGGTTTATCCAACCCCATTAGTAGCTACTTAGAGGTTACTAACTTGGTATCGCGCGTGCGTGTTACATGGAGCAGCGCTCCAAGGAGAGGATTATTTTCTAGCATGACAGACTTCCCGAGACAAGGATAATATATATAGGAGCGCTTGATATATTCTTCCGTCCATAGTACAATAAAAGAAGATCTAAGCTACCCACCCCCCAGGAGAGAGATTCTCATGTCTACACTCAAGGGTTGGACTATCTGCCAGTTGGATAACGCAAACGCTGAGATCGAAAGGCTTAATGAAGATATTAAGCATCTGACTAGTAAATTCGATGCTGCGCAGCGGGATAGAGATCGTCTAGTTCGTGCAATCAACGCAGAGGAAAAGCTAGCTTGTAATCTCGTGGCTGAGATTGTTAAGCTCAGAGATGTAAACAGTAGTCTCAAGGCGTTTATATCCTTCTTATTGGATAGCTAGGCTGACTTAATTAACACAAACCTAAGAGGAGCACAAGATGGTAGGACGTGAAGAGATTTGCAAAGTCATTGAATATTTAATTAAAGCACTCCAGGCCTCCACTTCTCCAGATCAAAACATAAAGATCATGGGAGAGACTACCAATATCGGAAATTTAACTAAGCACGTAAAGGAGCTGCACGCGAAGCTCGTTTCAGAACAAGCGAAAACAGGCGCAGAAGGCCAAATAACTCTAACACATGCTAACTATAAGGCCTTGATAGCTAAGGTCCAAGCCGCAGATGAGGTTCTGAAAGTTAGAGGAAGCCAGTGACTATTAGAGTATTTGCAACACACGATGCGCTACTCCCGAGTGATAGGGTGCCAGGTATTCCGACTGAATACGTTTATTATTTCGATCACAAGGAAGCTATCCTTAAAGCCAAGAGGTTAGTTGTTGAGCTGGAACAGTTAAACGCTGCATTACAGCGCGTTATTGCAAGGCAAGACGTAATGCTCGTAGCTAGAGACAAGTATGATAGTCAGTGAACTCTTAGGTTGGATCGGTGCGTTCTGTTTCGGTATCTGTGCGATTCCCCAGGCTTGGCAGAGCTATAGGCTCAAAAACTCCCACGAGATGACGTGGTTCTTCTTGTGGCTCTGGCTCGGCGGTGAAGTGTTCTATATGGCTTCAATGCTCGTGGCTAATCCAATTGGATGGCTAATGTTCAACGTCTGTGCGAATACGTCCTGCTTGCTTGTGATTCTCTACTACAAGGCCTTTCCAAAAAGGTGGAATAATGGGCGATAAGTCCTGTAGTGACTGCTGTGGCTTTTATAGGGAGCTAGGGGAGCTAATCAGAAAGCATAATATGGAACTCTTATCTCATACCCCTCCCAACGTCCTGGCGTCGTTCCTACGAGAATGTATCAGAGCGTGGAACCTTGGTATCTCGCTCAGGGGCAAGGTGTGGGGAGATGTCTGCACCGTTTCTATAAGCTCATCTGGAGGAAAGGAGAAGATAGATGATTGAGAGAACTACACTTTGGATGCGATTCATGCTGAGGTGGATAAGGTCAGGTAGGGAGTGTAGGAAGCTCAAGAGACAGCGTGATGTGCTTCATGCTGCAGCGCGCACTGTCTTTAATCTTTATCGTACATCGGAAGACCTACTCAGTAATGAGCAAAAAAATGTCTTTGCGGCCGTAACGAAAGAGCTTGATGGCAGCAGAAAAACTAACTGACGACGATCGACGCTCAATTGCCACTCGTGTTGGCGATGGCGAGAAGATGACCGAACTTGCGAAAGAGTACGGTGTCACGTCACACACGATCAAGAGGGCTATAAGAAAGATCCAAGGAGCCCAACCACTCAAGCCAGCGGCACCGCCAGTCTCGGTAACTGACTTCCGCAGCCAAGTGCGAAAGAAGCTCTGGCGGGAAGACAAGGGCTCTAAAAAGGTCCAATACAATAAATGGGAAGCAAAAATGGAGGCTCTTATAAAGGGTGGGATGCCTTCTCCGCAAGCAGTCATTCAGGCATCTAAGGACTTCTCATGCTTAAAGCCGATTTTCGAGTCTTGCGACATGAGCGGACTCGACCCCCATCCTGGATCGCATTCTGACATTAAGCATGGAAGTGAATGTGTAGATGACCAAATAATATGCGAAGACAAGGAACTCTCGAACCGTGAAAACCTTAGCTGGGCTATCGAGGCCGCCGGCAGAAAGAGAGGCGATAAATCTTGGTCTCCAGATGCTTGTCCTAACTGGGCTGCTTTTTTCCTTTATCGGCAAGCCCTAGAAGATCCGAATAACTTCACGGGTAAGTATCTGTCTGTTACAGGGAAGTCTGATAGTGACGAGGACGACGAGCAAAGGCGCAAGAGTGGAAAGCGGAGTATAAACGAGATTAACGAGATGCTGGAAACACTTAACCAGAAACCAGAAGGAGAAGAAGCATGAAATGGGAAGAAAGAGATTTGGCTGAAACCGTGGCTAGGATCACTTGGATTGGTCTTTTAGTTGCAGCTATAGCGGCAGGATGGATGGTAGCAAAATCATTCGGAAGTGAGGTCACAGAGATTACCGTAGAGGCTGAGGTTGTACGGAAATCTGTTCCTTTATGGAGAGATGGAAGACCAACTTCAGCACCTATCGGTCCTATGCTCCAGGCGGTATCAGTGAACGTCCTTGCCCCTGGTCAGTACCGTAGCTTTCAGGGTTCAGGCACGATCTTCTTGGCTGAAGTTGACGGCAAGAAGGCCGCGTTTATTATCACCGCGCATCATGTTATCGATAGCCTCCGGGAGGTAACTTCAGTCATTGGCTCAGACGGTAATACCAAGAAGGCCATCCGTTATCGTGACGCTCAGATTACACAAGAGCAAGTAGAGACCGGCCGCACAGTAGGAGAGGTAAAATACGATGCAAAAGTCATCAATGTCGACCCAAGACGTGACATCGCATTACTGCGTGTACGAAAGGGAGATTTTACACCTACTGGAGCAGTGTGTTATCTCGGGAAGAATATCCCGGCCGCTGGCACAGAGATATATCATTGCGGTGCGCCGGGAGGCAAGGAAACAGGCGGGACTTGCTCGCTTACGAGTGGTATTATTTCGAGAATTGGAGTTCGTATCCCGGGTTTTGGCGGGGGATCTGAGCATGGCATATTCGATCAGACGGACACTGCTGCGCTCGGTGGAAGCAGCGGCGGAATGGTTGCGCTTAAAGCTAACGGTCAGTGGATCGGCATGATTACGCTGGGTCTTCAGTCTGGAGACTCGTTCCATTGGATAGTTCCTGTACGATCAGTCTATACTTGGGCAGAAGAGGTTAATATCCTCTGGCTACTAGACGAGAGCTTGGACCGTCCAACTGAAGATGACATTAAGGCAATCGTGCTGGAGCATGTAGAGCCAGGTTATGCAGGAGAGACCAGCCAGGAACCGACGCCGGCAGCTCCTTTTGGCAGTGATTTGGAAGTTAATGAGATGGTGAAGTGAACAACTTTGATAATTGCTGGGTACTTCGCTGGTATAAGGCTTTCGAGCAAGAGATTGGTTGCGGATTTTGTTCTATTCACAATAGTGAGTTAGGATGGTTCTTTCGCTGGAGTAGCCCTAAGGGAATTAGCGATCGGAAATATGGATTTTCAATTGCACTTACAAAGCACGATACCCTTTACGCCTCTTCCCCTGAAGAATATGCCAGGACTATGGCGTCAAGCGTAAGGAACCAGTGGGGCGGTGAGTTGGATACTGTGTCACGGATGTAATTGAATAACTGGGGCAACTTTTGATTTCTTCTCCCTTCGCACATCACGTTCCGCGTGATGTCGAACAAAATCTGAAATTTCGCGCAAAGATCCACCATCGAGTGATGGAAGATCCTTCTTACGCTGACGTTATGCGCGATGCTTGCGCCCGTGACCCGATCTTCTATATCAATACGTTCGGGTACACATACGACACTCGGTTGGCCCCTTTCACAAAGCTCCCCTTTATCCTCTATCCGTTCCAGGAAGATGGGCTCCTGGAAATTCTCAAAGCGATAGAGCCTCCAGGCTATGATCTATTCATCGAGAAGACGCGAGACATGGGAGCAAGCTGGCTTTGCGTTCTCGCGTTTGAGTGGTTGTGGCACTTCTCTCCAAGGCTTGAGCAACTAACATTCATCATGGGTTCGCGTGATGCGACCTATGTTGACGATGCCGAAAATGACAAGTCTCTCTTCTGGAAGTTGGATTATTTCCATCAGCATCAGCCGGGTTGGCTTATGCCAAGAGGGTACGACATAGAACAGCATCGCCATAAAATGAAGATGAAGAATCCAGAAAATGGTGCCTTAATCTCTGGTGAGACTACCACGAAGAATTTTGCTCGTGGTGCCAGGGCCAGGGCTATTCTTTTGGATGAATTCGCGGCTGTAGATGAAGGTTGGAATATTGAGCCATCTACATTAGCGGCTACTCGCTGTCGGATATACAATTCCACTCCCCAGGGAACTGGAAACGCTTATTACGACAAGCGACAAACAAATATCAAGAAGCTTACCTTTCATTGGAGGGACCATCCCACTAAGAATATTGGGATGTATCGGACTAATTCAGATGGTACCGTCCGCGTCATCGATCATGCGGGCTATCCAGCTAACTATAAGCCTATATTGGATGGTAAGCTCCGCTCGCCTGAGTATGACGATCACGAGTCTAGGTCGTCACCACGTCAGATGGCACAGGAATGGGACATCGACTATCTAGGGTCAGGTCACCAATTCTTTACTTCGTCAGCCATCCAAGAGGTCATTCGGAAGTTTGCTAGGCCACCAATCTTAATTGGGAACCTTAGTTACGATCATGTTATTGGGGAACCACTTGCGTTCAGGGAGGAACAGGATGGTCACATTCATCTCTGGTGTTTATTGGACGGAGATGGTAAAATAGGGGGGAATAGGAAGTTCACTCTCGGAGGGGACATTTCTGCTGGAACTGGTAGCTCTAATTCTACTTTGTCTGCCTACGATGTGGCTACACACGAGAAGATATTAGAGTATGCAAACCCTTATATAAGACCTGAGGAGTTTGCTCGGCAGGCAGTTGCAATAGCGAAGTGGTTGAATAACGCACTTATGATCTGGGAAAGCAATGGTGTTGGGAGGCAGTTCGGCTCTAGGGTAATTGACCTGAAGTATAGTAACATATACTATCGCCGTCGAGAAGAGAAAGCCTACCAGGAAGTGACACAGATACCAGGGTGGGCATCAAATAGAGAAACTAAGCTATCTCTATTCGAGCAATATCGATCAGTGATCGAAAAGGGTGAACTTACAAATAGATCAAAAATAGCACTGGAAGAGACTCTCGAATATGTATTTAACTCTAACGGGGGAGTATCTCATTCGCGAGAGTCTGATAAGTCAGATCCTACTGGCGCAAAAACAAATCACGGCGACCGCGTTGTGGCGGACGCATTAGCATATCGTGGGCTGACTGAGCGTAAGTTTATGCTTAAAGATAAGGTGACTAGGATTCCCGTGGGTAGTTTAGCCTGGAGGCAGCAAATGCGGAAAGCAGATAAACCAGAATCAAGTGATGGGTGGTGAAATGCCGAAAATGACTAACCCTCTTAACGAACGTCAATTTGAGAGGCTGCGAAAGAGTATTGATTGGTCTAACAGAATGCTTGAGGTCCCACGGGATAATCGCAATATTGCATTACGGCAGTTTGTTGGATTCCATTACAACGTAGATGCGGCGCCGAAAAAGGTCTATGCCCCCTTCTTGAAAATGGCAGTCACGATTTACATTCGCTCGCTTGCGGCACGCGCTCCACAGGTGCTCATTAGCACTAAGGACCCTAACTTAAAGTCTACCGCTGTCCTCCTGGAGCTTGCTGTTAATGAAATCCCCTCAGAAATTGGCCTTCAAGGTACGTTTAGAAGGACGGTGCTTGAAGCTCTGTTTTCTATTGGAGTTGTGAAGTGTGGGCTCCACACTGTTGGCGAGGTACTTGGGCATAAGTATGGCGCTCCGTTTGTGGATGTCATAACGTTCGACGACTACGTTCTCGATATGTCTGCTAGCAATAAGGATCAAATCCAGTACGAAGGAAATAGCTACTGGATGAACTACGCGGACGTAATGGAGGACGACTTCTTCGATAAAAAGAAGAAGCAAGGGCTAGAGCCAGACAATTATACGGTGCTTGGTGAACGTGGCGAGAGCAGGGGCGAAGGACTCTCACAGGATGAAGATGCCGACCTTTACAAGAAAAAGGTACAGCTCCGTGATATATGGCTCCCGGAAGAAGACCTTCTTATAACTTACGGAGTACACAGTAAGAAAATTTTCAATGTAACAGAATGGGAAGGGCCTAATAGGGGGCCATACCACAAGCTCTTCTTTGATGAAGTTCCAAGTAATCTTCTCCCCATTCCGCCCGTGATGATTTGGCAAGATATCCATGAACTCGCAAACAGCTTATATCGGAAGTTAGGGAAGCAAGCTAAGGACCAGAAAACAGTCCAGGGGTTTACTGGCAATGACGAAGATGCCGTGCTTGCCTTCAAAAATGAGAATGATGGAGGTGCAATCCGATGGCAAGGAGGAAAACCTGAGTTACTTACAGCAGGTGGGGTCAATCCGAACACGCTGGCGTTTTTCTTACAGACTAAGGATTTCTTTTCTTGGATTGCAGGGAATCTTGACTCGCTTGGCGGGTTATCTCCACAAGCTGAGACTCTCGGCCAGGAGAAGTTAATCAGCGGCTCATCTAGCGCACAGCTCCGTGATATGGCCGATCAGGTTGTGGAC